ACGGCAAATACTCCGAGAAGGATATGCTTACCGCCGCCCGGGTGCAGCTCGAAATGGACAACTCCAACATAAAGAACACCCTCGCACTCGAAGCAGCAGAACTCTCCCGCGAAAAGTTCGAGAAACTCTCCTCCCTCGAAAGCCTTATCACACACTCCCTCGCCGACGGCCCGCCTTCAGGCCCCGTCGTCTCCGATACTCCTATGCCCGCACTCGAATTTGTCGATGTTCTCTCCGAAGAAATCGATGCAGAAGATACACCGGGAGAAAATACCTGACTTATGCGAGTATCCGCCGATGTTATGATCTCCAAGCCGACGCCCCCGTGGCTGTTCGACGAATACGATCCCTGCCGCATGTCGATCTCGCGATTCAACAAGATCGTGCTGAACCGGCCCCCGTTCTGGAGCAAACAGGCCGAACTCGCCGAAAGTTTTCGATCTTACGAGACAACACTCTGCAAGGCAGGCAACTCTGTCGGCAAGTCTTTCTCTGTTGCCGCCCTTGTGCTGTGGTATCTCATGTACCACAAAAACTCCAAGGTCATCGTCACTGCCCCGTCCGAAACACAGCTCAAGGAAGTCTGCTGGGCTTATATCCTCAAGGCATTCCACGAATGCCCCTACAAACTCTTCCCCAAGGCAAGAGTTTACAAGCAGCCCATGAAGATCGAAATTGCCGAGGATTGGTGGGTACTCGCCTACTCCACCAAGAAGAAAGAACGCCTCTCCGGCCACCATGCAGGCAATCTCGCCTTTATCGTCGACGAAGCGTCCGGTGTCGATCGCGAAATCTTCGAAGCACTCGACTCCCTTGCCCCGCACCGCACCCTTTTGATCGGCAACCCGCTCCGGCCGGAAGGCGTTTTTTACGAACGCTGCATGAAACAGACCTCCATGCCGGACAAAAAGGTCAACCTCATTACAATCCCGTCCACCGACTCCCCCGACATCTCCGTCGAACACTCCGCTCGCGGTATGGCGTCGAAAGGATGGCTCGACAAGATGCGCCGCGAGTGGGGCGAAGGCTCGCTCTGGTGGAAGCCGCACATCCTGGCCGAGTTCCCCGAAGCCGATTCCCAGACACTTATCCCGCTCGACTGGCTGTTGGCCTGCGAAACAATCCCCTGGTCGCCCGGCGGCCCTAAACGTATCGCAATCGACCTGGGCACCGGCTCCGGCGGCGACCGTTCGGTCGTTCTTGTTCGCGACGACAACGGCATCATCGACTATTGGGAGTCCCGCATCGCCACCATGGAAGAAACAGCATGGAAAGCCTTCGAGTTCAAGCGAATGCACGACGTTTCCGACCACCGCATCACATTCGATCAGGCCGGTATCGGGGCCGACTTCGCATTCCGGCTCCGCTCTATCGGTATTTTCAACCCGACCCCCTATATGGGCGGCAAACCGGCCAACACCGCCTTCCGCAATATCCGAAGCTGGTCGTATTGGCAGCTCCGCAACCGGCTCGACCCCGCAGGTCGCTACTTCAGGCCGTTCTCCATGCCCACTCAATTCCTCTCCGCCATCAAGCGGGAACTCATGGCAATCCGCTACGATCTCAACGCTACCGATACCCTCGGGCTCAACGATAAAGAAGAAGTCATCAACCTGCTCGGCCACTCCCCAGACCTCGCCGACTGCCTCTCCCAATCTTTTGCATTTCTCGATTGACACGCATGTATTAACCAGTACACTTTTTATATCGGTATTAACCGATACTCTTGAAGGGCGCACGCATGGGAATCTCGCTCGGCTCCATTTTCAATCCGCTTGTCAACCCGACACGCAATATCGGGCTTGTTCCTGCGGTTCTGGTTGCCGACGATGCCGCTAAAGCCCGCGAAATCATCGAGTCCGGCTTCCCGGCCGATCAGACTCGCCTTGTGCTTGCCGGCGTCTGCCGCGACTGTTACGACGGCAACTTCATCCCCTACATCTCGGAATGGATCGGCAACGACCGGGCTCGCGATATTGCCGTCCGTTACTCCAAGATCATGCGGCGGACAGTCGATGTCCTTTCGACGCACCTCTACCGCAAAGGCCCGTTCCGCGAAATCTACGGCCATCCCGAAGCCACCGCGTTTCTCAACACGATCTACAAGGCCAACAATTTCGATTCGGTCATGCAGCTTGCCGACCGGATCACGCATATCAACGACGCCGCCGCGATCGAGTTTGTACCCAACGACGGCCCAGACGCCATCTCTGTGCCGGTCAAGATGCGCACCTGGGACTCGTCCGAGTTTGTGCCGTTCTTTACGTCCGACGACGCCATGGAGCCGTGGGCAATCGCCACCCTCTCCAACTTCGGCGACAATCGTATGGCCCGCTACTTCTCGGCCGACGAGATCTCCAAGTTCACCTCGCCGACACCCGTTATCCAGAGTTCGACCAACTCGGCCACCAACAAAAATGCCGGTATGAGCGAAGTTTTCGGCTACCCTCAGCCCAACTATCTCGGGGTTGTGCCGTTCGAGTATGTCCATTTCGAGATGCCCCGGAACTCGTTCTGGGTCTCCGGCCCCGGCCAGCACCTCTCCCATCTCAACATGCACGTCAACCGCCGCCTTTCCGATCTGGCCGACCAGATCATCCACTGGCGGCCCAAAGGCGTTCTCAAAAACACCAAAGCTGACTGGAACCTGCCTCGCGACCAGAAGCCGGGCCAATACACCCGCCTGGAATCGACCGGCAACGTCGAAATGACCAAGATGGAGGCCACCGCCGAATTTCTCGGCCCCGACCTCGGTTTTACCCAGTACGACTGGAACGATCTCACCCAATACATCGACCACATGGTCGAAATGGAAGGCGTGCCCGCCTCCACCATCCGCATGACACAGCAGGGCGGCACTTCCGGTGTTGCCATCATGTCCGAACAGCTTCCGCTTATCGAGCGTGCCGAAGCACGGCAGCGAACATTCGAGTATTTCGAACGCAAGATCGCCAAGAAATGCCTGACTATCGCCCGGCTGCAACTGCTCAGTGCCGAGATTCAGGACGAGCAGACTGCCCAGTATGTCATGGCCTACGACCAGATCCTTGCAGCCGCTCTTGCCGACTTCGATTCTAACTTCCGCATGATCTGGCCGATCATGACCAAGAACCGGCCAGGCCCGGAACGCGACGCCCACGACGCCTTCCAGCTCAATTTCAACATGAAATCGCGTACCACAATGGTCGCCGAAGACCTCAACATCCCCCAGGAAGAGGCTTACGCCAAAGTCCAGAACGAAATGGCCCTCATCATGCAGGAAAACATGCTGCTGGCTCAGGCCCAGATGCCGCTCCAGCCGCCCCCTGCACCGGAAGAGGAACAGGCTTCAGCCGAAGAAGACGAGAAAGGAGGGCAGGATGACGCGCAGAGCAGCAATTCTGCTGGTTAATGGGCTTGTCATGCCCAATGTTACCGTCATTCCGCCTGCCGGCAACATTACCACCACCGGCAACTACACGTTCACGGCCACCTGCCCCACCACAAGCCCCGCCTTCCAGTGGTCAGCAGGTGCCAATGCCACCATCGTCTCGGGCGGAAATACCGGAACCGTCACCGTCAGCTTTAGTTCGGCCGGCGTGCGAACACTCACGGTTGTCTGCACAAACTCCAGAGGGCTCACCCAAAACGGAGCCTGGATCGGAGCGGTCACGTCATGAGTAAGTGGAAACAAACCGCCGCAACATATCCCATCGAGTTTTATCCCGGCAACAACGTCACGCTGGCCTTCCAGATCACGTCACCGGTTACGGCCAACAACATCACGACCAATGTGCCCGTAAACATCACGGGATACCAGTTTGAAGCCAATTTGCTGGTAAACGGGCAAGTATTTACAGGCAATGTTTCGGTGATTAGTGCAGCTAATGGCACCATAGCCCCGGCCTTTTCACGAGAACTTACGGCCAATGTGCCTGAAGATTGCCACGGCTGGGAACTGGACATGACCGACGCAGCCAACTACAAGCGAACTATTCTGGCGGGCCCAGCCATTGCCAAGTGCAAGGGAGGTTGCAGTGCCTGACCCGATTGTTGTACTGGCAAATTCACCGGCTCAAATCGTCATCCCGCCCCTTTCCGTAACGATCCTTCAGGATGATCGCACGGCAATGGTTACAGCCGTCAATAACATGACGGGCAATGTTTCAATCAACTACAGCAATCTTCCCGGCACGCCGAATCTGACCGTTTATCAGACGATTGCCAATAACACTTGGGCGAACCTGACCGGCAAGCCAACGTTCGCCAATGTCGCCACCAGCGGCCTCTACAGCGATTTAACCGGCCTGCCGAATCTGAACGTATATCTGTTGAGTTCAACGGCAGCATCGACGTATCAGCCCATCGGCAACTATGCGACGGTTTCCTGCCTTACGTGGTCAAACATTACGGGTAAACCGACATTTGCCACGGTGGCAACGTCAGGAGCTTATTCTGACCTGACCGGCACGCCGAATCTAGGCGTTTACCTGCTTAGTACCACAGCGGCAAGCACCTATTATTTGCAGACGAACCCATCGGGCTATATTACAGCTTCCTGCTTAACCTACAGCAACATTACAGGAACGCCGAATTTAAGCCTGTATCTGACGACAGCCAATGCGGCGGCAACTTATTTGCCATCGGCCAGTTTTAGCTATGCTAACCTGACCGGCAAGCCGACAACACTTGCTGGATACGGCATCACAGACGGATTGACGACCAGTAACGCATCGGCTACTTATGCCACGATTGCCAGCCTTTCAACCTACCTGACGACAGCCTCAGCAGCATCAACCTACGCAACGCTTTCGACAAACACATTCACCGGCCAGCAGAATTACAACAGTAACATTCTGGACAAGCCACGTTTTCAGTCATGGCGGGAATCTTACACCAGCCCAGCGATCAGCAGCGGCACGCTCACGCTCGACCTTTCAGGCAGTAATTTCTTCAAAGTCAGCCTGAATGCAGCCATAACCACACTGACAATCTCGAATGTGCCTACCAGTTTGATGGCGTCGGCTTTCACGCTGGAATTTACAGCCGATGGCACGGCTCGGGCAGTGACGTGGCCTGCTTCGATCAAATGGCCATCAGGCACAGCCCCAACGCTCACTTCGACCAACGGCAAGAGTGACACGTTTGCCTTTTATACGGTCGATGGCGGAACGTCTTGGAAAGCGTTTGTATCAGGGCAAAATCAATGATTGCCAAGCTCTTACAACGCAAAACGGCAACAACCGGCGGCGGTGGTGGTGGTGCTTTTACCCCATCGCAGCTTACCGGCCTTCAGCGGTGGTATTCCGCAACCGATGTTGTCACCTCTGGAACAAATGTCACTCAGTTTAACGACAAATCAGGCGGCACAAATCACGCCACGCAGGCCACCGGCACAAAGCAGCCGATCCTGAAAACCAATCAGGGCAGCGGCTTTCAGACCGTCTCTTTTGATGGTTTCGATGATATTATCAATTTCGCAAGTATGACCCTGACCGGGGATTTTACAATCTACTGGATCGGGTTTATGCGGGAGGCGGATGGTAACGGCGGCGGCTTTTTTGGCGAGGCAGAAGCCAGCCTAAATTCGCTGAACACTTACTTGCAGGGAACGTATTGGTTTACCGGCTCGGGCGACATTGTTTATGGCAACAATAATGCTATCACAAACGGCTTATTCTGCGAGATTGTTGCAAGGCGGACAGGCACAACGGTCACGATTGAAGTCAACGGTGTTACAAACTCAACAAGCGGGCCAGTTAATGCTAATCCTGTCATTGGGCAGATTGGCAGGGTTTATAACGGCTATGCTAAAGTGGATCTGGCTGAATTTCTGGTTTACAACCAATATCATGACAACACGACAAAGGCACAGGTATTAAGCTGGGCGGATGGTATCTACAAAGACCCGTATATCGATAAAGTTTCGCTGCTTCTGCACATGGACGGGACAAACGGCAGCACGACATTTGTAGATAGTGGGCCGAATGCGTTAAATATAACGGCGGCTGGCGATGCAAAAGTTAGCACATCTGTGGTTAAGTTTGGGACAGGCTCACTAAGCCTTGATGGAACGGGAGACCAATTAAATGCAGGTAGCAACGCTGCTTTTGCGGTTGGCACTGGTGACTTTACAGTTGAAACATTTGTGCGATTTTTGGCATTACCGGGCACGAATCAGATCATGGGGATTGCCAATATTCAATCAAGCGAATCAGCTGCAAGCACTACAATGTGGTGGTTTGCGCTTGAAGATTCAAGTGGAACAAAACGACTGCGGCTAGGGCGGCATGGCAACGGATCGGTCTTTGCTTACTTTAATTGGACACCCAACCTTAATCAGTGGTATCACATTGCAGCAGTTCGCAGTAGTTCCACAATCTATATGTTCGTTGATGGTATTTCTCAGACCATTACATCGTCAACAGGCTGGAACAATGACTTTTCGGCAACTGGTACATTAATAATCGGGTCGATGGCCACAATGTTAAAGCTGAACGGCAATCTGGACGACTTTCGCTTGACAAAAGGCATAGCCCGCTACTTGGCCAGCTTTACACCACCCACAGCCGCTTTTCCTGACCTTTACAACCCATTTACAACCCTGCCCGTCTCGGGTGCGGCTTTATGGCTCAGTGCCCCGCAAACTTCGTCGCTTTATACAGACGCAGGGGCAACAAACGTCATTAAAGATGGAGATGCCGTTTACCAGTGGAATGATCTATCTGGCAACAACCGGCACGCCACACAGACAACGCTTGCCAATCGGCCAACATGGTTGCCACCGGCAAAAGGCAGGAATGGGCTGGGGGCAGTGGCGTTCAATGGGAGTCAGTGGCTAAGCCTTGGTTATTCGATCACAGGCAACTTCACAATATTTGTCGTTTACAAAAATAATGACACCGTAAATGGCTCTGTAATTCTTGGGAAATCAACTGGTTCGCCAAACTATCTTTTTGCTGCAAGTAACAGCCGGATCGAAATGAATGGCGGCGGATCGCAGCACGCAAACGACCCACGAACCAATGGCACGCAATGGGATTATTCCACATTCAAATACGATGGCACAAATGCAACTGCCTATTCAACTGATTCAAGCGGAACTTCTACAAATGTTGGGTCAACGTCATTTACTCCAGATCGAATTGGTTTTTATTCATCATCTCAATTCTCAATGGATGGAAACATCGCCGAAATCATCATTTACCCTTCTGCCTTAAGCGATACAGACCGGCTAAGTGTTCGCAATTACCTTAAAACCAAATGGGGCTTCTAACACATGCCGCAATACTGCCTCGTCGTCAATGGTAATATCGGTGCCCCGGCAAACCTGCCTCGGGATTACCGCAATATCAGCAATTTCTACTCTCTGCCACCTTCGGAACTGGCCCGTTATGGATGGTATCCGTTCAACCCGGCCGCAAAACCGACGATTAACGAACAGACGCAAAAAGCAGTCGAAACGCTGACATTTGACGCCCAGCAGGGGAAAGTCAATCAAAGCTGGCAGGTGGTGAGCCTGACGCAACAGGAGCAGCTTAGCTACCTGCGATCAATCCGGCCTGTATTTGCCAAGTATCTCAGAGATTATCTGGATAAATCAGTTGCCCCGCGAGATTACGACAATATCGATACTGCTGGCGACTGGACAGACGATTCAGATGCAGCGTGGGCGGCTGAATCAAAGCAGGCCAGAGAGTTTCGATCAGCCTGTTACAAAACGTCCTACCAGATTGAAAATGACGTTGTTTCAGGCGTTCGACTCGTGCCGACACTGCAACAGTTTGAAGATGCCATGCCACGATTAGGCTGGGGCTATCCGCCACCACCACCGGCACCGCCGAACGGCAACGGTACAGCCAACGGGCCATTACCATGACATTTACCAATGCCGCCCGCAATTTTACGTTCCTAATGGTTGTGGCCTTTGTGCTGCTGATTGTTGACCTCTACAAGTGGCAGACAGGCGGGCAAACGTGGTCAGAAGCGATTTGGGCAGTGAATCAGAAAACGCTGGCCTTTTCGTTCGGTGTGGGCGCGGTGTGTGGTCATTGTTTCACGGTGCCTAAAGGGGAAAAGTAATGCCCGAACCTGAGATAAATCAGTTGCCCTCGATTTGGGGCTATATCAACTGGCGAGAGCTTCGCACGATTGTCATTACCAGCAACATCGCGCAGGCGGCTTTAGAGCTTGTGATTCTGCCCATTCTGCAAAATCACTCGCTTTGGCTTGCAGAGCCTTGGAGCAGCAGACTTTCGCCGGTTTTTGCGCTGGCGGTTGCACTCATCACAGGACGTATGCTCGGTAAACGAATGATTCGTCAAGGGAACTAAGGATGCTCGATTTAGATCACGATTCAACCAGAAGTTTCATAGATTCCATAGGGGATCGGCTATTGGGGCCGGCTTGGATTGTAATCGGCACGCTTGAACTGGCTTCGGCTGTTGTTACAGCCGCTCAGGGCAAGTATTCAAGCGGCCTTGAAGGCTTCGGGCATCACGTTATGGATCTTTTCATTCCAGCCGTTACGGCAACGATAGGGTATTTCACAATGAGAAATCGTCGTGAATATTACCGGATGAAATTAGAGCTTGAGCAACAGAACGAACGGCTCAGGCTCGAAAATGAAAACTTTGCGCTTCGAATTGAGGCTGCAAAACTTGGTGTGCCCGATAAGGGCGATATTGGCGTTTGATTTCAGCTACCGAGGAATTCTCGGTAACTCCTCTTTCCCGGAAAGGCTAGGTGATCTGTGCCGTTGGAAGTATTAGTGACTCAGGTGTGTACCACTGGACAATGCCCGCAAGTCGTTCAAATTTCGCCCACAGTGGCCGTCTATGCGGTTGCAAGTGAAATCTATCGACCGAATCCGTTGGCGGGCTTCCTGCGCAAAAATCGGCAGCCTCAAACGCTGCTGATCTTGACCGCTCCGCCTCAGAAGGTTGAATCAGGGAAAAAAGAATGAAAAATCTCGTGCGATTCGTGCCGTTTGCGCTGATCTGGCCCATTATCCAGTTGCTTGCTCCGGTCATTATCAAGCTCGTCATTCCATTGATTTTGCAAAAAGTCAGGGAAGCGGACGAAAAGGGAGAGATGGTGACAATCACGGACGATGAGATTGCCAGATTCCTCAAGCGGCATGAATCGCACCTGAAGGCGGTGTATCAACGATGATCAGCCTACTTGCGGCAGTTTTGCTTGCACAATCATCCATTCCCTCAGTGGTGGTACAGCCATCGACTGAGGAACGGGTGGTGTTCAGCCATCACGGGTTCACGTTCTTTGTAGGCAAGCAGACAGGTCAGGTGGTGGTTCTTGGCGACGGCAACCCGACACCGCCGCCAACTCCGCCACCTGTACCGCCTCCTGACAATAAGCCTGTAGTTAAGGATGTGGCTTGGTTTTCGCTGATCGTTGATCCATCAGACCCGGAACAGGCGCAATGGCGAACAAACGGCGTAGTACGCGGCCTGCTGAAAGATGCAGGGGTACAGTTCCGAACGTATGCCGACACGGAAAGGGACATCGACCTTCTGAATTTTCGAGGAGACGTTACCTCGACCGGATTGCCAACGGTGATTTTGCAAGACAAGAGCGGCAAGCTGGTGCAGGTCAAGAAAGTAACGTCGATTGAAGAACTCAAACTGATCGCAGCGGGGCTGAAATGATCGAAAATCTGGATAAATGGGTATTGCCTAACGGCCAGATTGTCTCTCTGGCCAATAACGAGCCGCCCGTTGATTTAATCCTGCCCGTTCGTGGCGTTCTGCCCGATGTGCCCGAGCATAAATGGCAAGAGTTCGACTATCGATCAAACCCCGATTACAAGGTTTCAATCAAAAATCAGGGCTCTTACGGAGCCTGTAATGGTCATGCAGCCGCTTCCAGCCTGGAAGATGCCCGTTATATCGCAGGGCTTGGCTATGTGCCCCTATCCGCTTGGCTGGTTTATGCTGATCTATGCAACGGTATCGACCGGGGCAGCTCAATTGCAGAGGCTTTAACACTCTTGCAAAAGAGCGGCACTTGTGACGATGCACTGGTGCCACACGGGGTGATCAATCCCCGTCGAATCAATGAAAATGCCCGTGAAAATGCGAAGAGATTCAAAATTGAAATTGGCTACAGGCTGCAAAACTTCAACGATTTATGCGTAGCGGCACAGCTTCGCATTCCATTTAATTTCAGCGTGCCGGTCAACGGCGGTTTCAATCAGCTTGACGCAGAAGGCGTGCCCCAAAACCGATCAGGCTGGCACAATCACGCCGTATCGGGCGGGTTCGCCATGAAACAAGGTAAATCAGGCTGGCTGATCGGCATGAGAAACAGTTGGGGTGAACAGTGGGGAAATCAGGGCTATTGCTGGATCGCAGAGCGTAACCTGCGAGGCAGTGGTTTTGATGCGTATGGTGTATTTGCGGCGGAAGTTGACCCAGCCAATCTTCCACCAGTCAGAATTTAAAGGAGAACGACAATGGCAGGCAAGAAACCGGATCCGAAGCAGGAAAAAGGCAAAACCAAGGCTCAGGAACACAAAGAGCCCAAAAAGACTCAGAAGATGGAAAAGAAAAAAGGCTACTGCTGAAACTGGCGGCCTGGACTGCTGCTCTTGCGGCCGGCCGTTTTTGTTGATGCAATGGTATTAACCAGTATAAAAAGGGTAATAACATGGCAGGTTATGGTCGTCCGTGGCAGGGTGTTTCAGGGTCGTTAGGCACAGCGGCTTACTCGTTCCGCAACCCAACGACCAAAGCACCGATGAACAACAATCCGATGGGCAATCAGGCAAGCATGACGCCTACTGCACCAGGCAGTCCGAACATGATGGCACAGCGACCGGCAATGTTTGGTACGACCAGCCTGCCAAGACCCACACAATCACCCGGTGGCCGGGCTCTCCAAGGCGTAATCGCAGGCATTCAGTCAAATCCTGAAACGCAGCCTTCTTTGGGAACTGGCCGAAATCCCTATTCCAGCCCTGATTTGCAAGGCCCGGTCGGTGTTGCTCGGGGCATGAACTCGTTTGCACAGGCTGAAAGTGCGGCACGATTCGCCTCGCCAAGACAAGCCCCGGCTCCCGGCAGGCCGCAGCTTATCAATCCAAATGCAGCCAGAAACGTGCTGATGGGTCAATCACCCGACGCCAGCACGGCAATGAGACCGCTCAACATTCCAGGCATGAAGATGGATGGCAACCGCATGGTGCCAGTCAGCCCATACGAAGCCAGAGGCTTCACGCCGGGATCGCAGCCCAATTTGCTCCCCGAAGTCGCCAGAGCAGATGGCATGGCTTCTGACGATTTCCGGGCCGTCACGGGTGGCAACGCCATGTATGCCCCCAATAGCCCTGAAGTCCTGAATCGCAGTGCCAGCGGCGGAGTGAACAGTTCAACAATGAACGCCCGCATCGCCCGTGCAGCACGCATGAGAGGCGTTACTTCAGCCGGAATTGACCAGTGGCGTGCATCAAGCCCGATCGCAGCAGGGATGCAGAAGGCCAATCAGGAATACATGGACAGAGTGAAGCCTTCGACGCCTGCTCCGCCTCCCGTGAATCTGGTTGAGCAGCCTCCGCAGGTCTCGCCCATGTTAAATCAGCCGGCAGCACCAATGCAGCCCAGTCCTTTGGCTTTAGCCCCGCAGCCAGCAGGCTTGCCGGTTCAGGACTCGGCACCTGCAACGCCAGATTTGCCGCCGATGCCAAATCAGGCCCGACCGGCAGATCCGACGTTTGCAAACCCTAACCCAAATCTGGTTAAGCCAATGAACTGGCTGCTAAACAAAGCAAAGCCTTGGCAAATGGTCACAGGATTGAGATAAGGCTGATTATCAGGGATTTATGCAATGGGCTTCTTTCGATCAGCAGGGCGGGCATACGGCAAAGTCAACAGTGCGGTAATCAAGGCGACATCCCCACGCAAGTGGCGGAAGTCGGTCGATAATTACCAGCAGGGCCACCACGACTTTTCCAAATCTGCCAATGTAGCCAATCTCCGCGTCTCAAGGGGCAAGGAAAGCTACGACCTGCTGATTGACAACGACGAGATTCATGTCGCCTATCAGGACAAACAAGGCAAAACCCAGTGGCGAAAAGCCGCCGACGTGGGCGACTTCACCGCCATCGATCCGGGCAAGCCGCCCAGCCCGCAAGGGCTCAACCGGCACTGGGCCAATACCTACAAAACCTCGGGCGGAACCTACAAGGGCTTCGACGCCAAAGTTAAATACCTTCAGGATTATGGCTATCAGGTAGCGGCACTCGACAAACGGCCCTACAAGGCATGGCGATCCGGCGACAAAAAAACAGCCGAAAGCTATGTGCAGCAGGTCGAGTCGGGCCAAAGGCTTCAGGGTACACCCGAGTTTTTCGGCGACTACATCGACCCCAAACAGGCCCATAGCACGGCCGATCAGCAATACCGCCGACGATTCTTTCAGGATGTCTCCGGCCAATCGTGGCAGCAGCAGAAAGGCCGCGTCTGGACTGGCTCTGCATGGCGACGACCACCAAACCCGCCGCAAGAGCCCCCTGCACCACCCCCAACAGCCGGGCCAACCGGGCCGACCTCCAAAGGCCCACGCAAACCCAAGTCACCCACAGGCGGAGGATTCAAGCCTGGCCCTCAAAGCTCCGGCGGGCTGACAACGCCCAATACCGGAAACCTTTTCGGCGGTGTCCCAAGAGTCACTGTACGCAAGGAAAATCCGCCGCCGTCTCCCGAACGAAACATGCTGGAGCAGGAGATACAGGCAAAACAACTGGAAGCACCCGCACAAGCCAGCAAAAGTCGCGAGTGGCGATACGTGCAGGAAAAGCAGGCAATTCCACCTCAGCCAGTCAGGTATTCCGAGCAGAAGGCCGAAAACAAGCCCGCCGGTCAGATTGAAGACGACCGGGCAGGCGTCGAGCGTCGAAAAATAGAATCGCAGCTTTCAGACAAAATCATCGCTGAGTTCGGCCGAGGCAAGTCTGGTGTATTGGCTGAAGATCACATCGTCAAAACAGCCCAAAACGCCGAATTGCCGAATTTCGACGATCTCGATTTTGTGCCTGATGATATGCCCGCACACAAGGTCGAACAGATTAAAAAGCAGGTTGCACTCAGCAAATTCGGCAGCAAGTCAACGGTCATAGCCGCGTCGGGAGACAGCCCGCCCAAAGATACGGATGACATGACCCGTTACACCCGTAAAAAAACCAGGGGTGCAGAGGGGAATGAAGGCGACGACCGGATTATGGGCGCCGCCGCACTTGCTGATCACTTCCTTGAAATGGCAGCGTCTGAAGCAGATCCCAAAACCAAAAAGGCATTGATGGCAAATGCCACTCGCCTTACAAGTCTCGCACAAAGCCTGCACAAGCAGAACACGCTGAAAGCGGAAGGAAATGCCACAGAAGCCGAGAAACTGGCAAGGGATTTCTACGAGCAGTCAGACCCGCAAGGCATACTGGATACCAGCAAGAATAAACCGTTTCTGGGAAGTATGCCGACAGGTGTTACGCCCGACGCAATCGAAGGCTGGAACAAGCAGTCAGGCCAGCACGCCAAAAACCTGAAAGATGTAAAAGGCTTTCGAGAATTTAACGTGCCAGTTCCGTGGGAAAATCAGGGCACAATCCGACCCGGCCAGACTGTCAACGAACATCTTGGTCAGGTGCCTAAAGCTGAAAAAAGAAGGTTTGCAGAACAGGAAGCAGACAAATGGGCAGCAAAAGCAGACACTAATCCTGAAGCAATCCAGAAGCTGAACGCCCTTTTTACAGGCAAGCCGCTTGAAGAAATCAATCAAGCCCCGGCGGTTGACAAAAATATTCAGCAGTACGCCAATTCCATTGCCAATCTGTTCGGCGATTTCCGATCCCGCAATGAATCACTTCATCTTCTGCGCAGCGGTATTGAGCCTGCTAAACAGGGCGAGCTTAATCAGTACGAAACCACCGACTCCAAGGGCCAGCCAGTCACCAGGCTTGAATCAGGCTCACCCTATACCGAAAGAACCGCCGAAACACGGCTCTTTAACGCAGAAAACTACATTTACGACCGTGGCCAGCAAACGAAAGACGAGTGGGTAAAACAACTGATCGAAAACGCTCCGCCCGAGCTTTTGCAGATCGATCCCAAGTTATCCCGCAGCCAAAAGCGAGCAGCAATCAACGCAATCGCTGAAAAAACAGTTGCCGATGTTTTTGCCAAACACCAGCAGAACTACGCCAATCCTGAAGCGGAAAACCTCGGCATTGAAAACATTTTCAGCTTCGACATGAGCAAGAAGTTTGGCCGGGAACTACTAATTGACAAGGGCGACGAAAACCTGAATCTGACCAGCGATATTAACAGCATTGCGGCGACAGCAAATGCCATCGATCCGGCAACGGGTCAGCCGTATGGCTACATGAATGCACTTCGCGACTTTGTAAAGAATCAGCAGGCATCGCAATCGATTGGGGCCAAATACAACCAGTTCGACCAGGCCAAAGTGCAGAATCAAGCCGGATTTGCAGGTGCATTGCTGGAGCAAGATCCCGACAATCCGGTTTACCAAAACATGGCAAGCAACAGCTACAACCAGCTTGCCCGTCAAGGTAACGAATTGCCTACGAGTGTCGTTCCGTGGAAAAAATCGCTGGAAATGACGCCTGACCAGGCACTCGAAGCAGCAAATCTCGCCCAGATCGAAGCAGCACGACAAGCAGCATTGCCATCGCCCGAAGAGCCCTATGTCCCGCCGCCAGAATCCGGCCCGGTTCTTATTTCAAACAGGCTCTCTCGACGCAACAAACAGCAGAACACTCCCGTTTCTCCCACCCCCGAACAGATTCAGGAGCAGGTGCTTGAAAATGCGACGCCTACAGAAACAGGTAAGCCATTGTGGCAAATGAGCAAGGAAGAGTATTTGCAAACACCTGAAGGGCAAGCCAAATGGCAATCTGCCGCACAGTCAGTCGCAGACGATTATAACGCTCAGATTGCACAATACAGCAAAGGCAGAATGACCGCCGAAAAACGGGCCAGAATACAAAATGCAAAGGAAGTAATCAGCCTGATCGAAAACAATCAGATTGACGGTTTTCTCTGGCTTCAGATTCAAACAAGGGCACTGGGAACTGGAACGCCTGAAGGGCATCGAGAGCAGGTTACGGCCGCACTTGCCGAAGGCAGGCCCGTTCCGCCAAATGTACTCAACGATTACCCTGATTTACTCGCAAATCAAATCGACAAGCCTACAGAAACGCCATTCTCTCTCAAGGAGCCAGAACAGCCCGGTATAGGTGCAGGCAGAACGACATCTTCCATGTTCGACCAGGACACCGCACTTGACCAGGCCGCAAGAGCAGGCCGATACAACCCACTTGAAGGCCAAACATCGGTATTCGACCAGCCCGCACAGCCTCAGACAGCAAACCCACAGGATATAGCAAACGCCTACACACAGCCAGCAGCAGAGATGCCTGCAATGCCAGTAAAAACAACGACCAGTAAGCCCACTGGCAGTTCGTCAAAATCAGGAAACGGGTCAAGCGGCCTAAAGAATGTACCGCCAGGAGGCATACTGGAATATTTGTCTGGAACCGGAATATTGGCGCCATCATTAATGAGGAATCCCGGTGGCGATTATGACGGGGCGGAAACGCTTTCGCCTGGACTGCTTGCAAAGCTCTACAGAAATAACAAGAGTGCCTCAGCGCCAGATCAGCACATCGCTACCTTAATTGAGATGGGTATTTTGCGAGAAGGCGATGGTGTCAATGAGTTTTGGGAAGCCATTAGACGGGAAGCCCAAATGATACCAAAGTTAGCAAAGAAAAACTCGCAGGCCGAGAAATTTTCCAAGCAGGTGCTTAATACAAAAACCACCAAAGGTAAAACCGAAGTCGATCTCGAACACCTGATGCCCGGCGAAACAATCGAGCTGGGCGGCAAAGGCCACGAAGCAGAATTTACCTTCAAGGGCGTGCTTGCCGCCGGCACGGAAGACGATCTCGACCTGCCAAAATCGGTCATCAATGAGCTGACTTACGGAAGCTATGTGCTGGAAGACGGAGAAGATTACGGCGTTGTGTCGATTCCCGCCGACCAGAGCATCCTGAAAGCCAACGCCAAAGACGATCAGGAGCATTTTGTTTCTACCAGCAAAAAGCCCGGCGATGAAGTTCTTTACAAAGGAGAAATACATGTAGTCAAGTCGCAGGACTACGACAACGGCTTGGTCTATCTGGAGCCTAAAAAGGGCCGCAATAAAAAGGCTATTGCAGTCCCCATGCGAGGCTTGTCGCCCGACGAAATCGCCGAGCAATACCCCACAGCCGAAAGCAGTCCGTATTACGATGGTCGCGTTCCATTTTGATAACTGGTATTGACCAGTACACTTAGGGCACTGACAATAAGGGCAGGAGTAGTCGTATGGCAGATGGATTTGAAAACCAGCACAGCGTTCCGTATCACGAGTACCGCAAGGTCAACTCCGCAGCCAAGCGCATGCGGCAGGAACGACAGCGGGCACTCGACGAGCTGAAAGCTGCGCAGGCTCAACTCGAAGAGATGAAAGGGCAGCTTGTCACCCTTGCAAGAGGGTACAAGGAGCTGAAGGAAGATCCCCGGATGCAAATGCCCGAGGATCAGTACGAACAGTTCAATGCTTATCAGTCTGAACAGCGACTTTCCAACCACCTGCAATCTTTCGAAGGCGCACTGGAAGGATTGCTGGCTGAAGGGGTGACGGCACGGCAGATACTCAAGGCCGTAAATTACGCTCCCGAGTTGGTTAATGAACTGACCCCGGAGATATTGAACGACGTTGTACAAACGGCGTACTCAGAGTTTCCCCAGCTTTTCCAAGTCGTTTCAAGTCAAAACGACCAGGCCGAACCAGCGGCAGATGACAGCGTTCCCGGACAGATGCAGTCGGCATTCGAGCAAGGTGCGGTTGTCCAGCAGCAGCAACGCGAGTTGTTTCAGCAGGCCAATACGCCACCTCCACCTCCACAGCAGCAGCGGCCACAAGGACAAGTGCCGCCTGCCCCACAAGCCGCCCGAGCGATGCCCAACGGAATGGCACCGCAACAGCCGGCCCCGATGCCGCCACAGTTCCGAGGATACGGCGATCTGCAAGGTCGCGGCGGGCCCGCACCAACGAACCTGCCTTCCATGTCGGCGCGTCTGCGTGACCCCGCGTGGCTGGCTGCAAATCAGGGTGCTTTGGCTCAGGCAGTGGCCCAAGGTGCCGTTATCCAGAGTAGCGACAGTTAAAGCCATCGCCTGAGTCAGATCGCCTGCAAGGGGAATGACTCACAATGGGTATTTATGATCCGGGTGTAAGGCAGTTTGGCTGGAATGGCTCAACTCCTTCATCCAACGGTTACGACTCGCTTTTTGGCAACATCATTTCGGCCTTCCAGCAGGCTCAGGAAGCACTGGTTGGCCCGAATAAGTTCCTTGACCTTGTGATGACCGACATCGATCCGTCGAACTCGGCCTATCAGGGCAAGACCATCGAAATTAACTTCCCGGATTCCACCGGCGATGTCACCAACATGACAACCGCCTACGGAACCAACGTCACGCTGAACCCCGTCAAGACCGTTCGCCGGTTTTTGACGCTCGACCAGCACCCGACGTATGCCTTCGTGATTCCCGATATGGACAAGGCTCTTGCGGCTCGCCCGGAAGAACTGCGTCGCATGTTCGTGGACGAAGCCATCAAGAAGTTCACCAGCTACGTCAACCGGACGCTCCAGCGGATGATCTTCAACACCATCAGCACCGGCGTAGCGGCCAACGACCGTATCTTCGGCACTGGCTCGCTCACGTCGCTGCTCAAGGCCAACGGCGCAGTGGGCTCAGCCGACCAGACCGCTTCCGGCATGTCCGACGCGGAATGGGCCGGTTTTGCCGGTAAGGGTAATGCTCCGGTCGACACCGACAGTTCGACCACACACATCCTCTCGATTCCGGTTCTGGCCCAGATGTGGCAGAACCTGACGGAAGCCAAGGCTCCGACAGACGACACCCAGAACATGTTTCTGCTGGTTCGCCCGTCAACCTTCTCCAAGATCATCACAGATACCCAGTGGACGGCCCAAACGTCCGTCGGTGAAGGCATCGCGGCTGGCGTTCGTGCGTCTGCCCGCATCAATACGACATTCGGCGTGAATGTTGATTGGGACCTGGACGTGCCTATGGAAACAGGCACAGGTGGCAATGCGGGCAAGTTCCGCTACCACAATATCCTGTTCCACCGACGTGCATTCGCAGTCGCCTATCGTCCGCTCGAACTGCCGCCGCCTTCCGTCGGTGTTCAGGCATCGATGGCCTACTACCGGGGCATCCCGATCCGCTTCATGATCTCCTACGATCCGAAGCAGTTCACCTACATCATGACGTTCGACAGCCTGTTCGGTGCCATGGTGTACCGGCCAGAGTTTGCCGTCCGTAGCCCGTCCGCTTGGCTCACAGCCAAGTAATTCCCGAAACTCCTGCCCGAGTAACGCGCCATGTTCAAAGAGCCCCAACCGCTTGATCGCAAGATTTACGATGTGTCTCAGGGCATGGCGCGTTCTTTCACCCGCAAGGTCTTTGACGAGAGCGGGTATGCCATCACCGGCTTCAACGGTGCAGAAACCTTTACGGTCGAGATTGCCACCGGCCTGCCCGGATCGCCTACATACGAAGAGCCGACCGCCTCCTGGACAATCCCTTCAGACGGCGAATACCAGATATTCATTCCAGAGCTTGAGCTGAACACCGGCATCTATTCGCTGCGTGTTGTCCTGAATCCTAACGGCCAGACTTGCTACCCGTCGCCTCGCGAGATCTTTCGCGGCTTTCTGCGGGTCAATGCCACGCCCAAAACCGGCTCGTCCGACTGCCTGAAAGTCTATTGCGACTACGGCGACCTGCTGGAAAAAGCCCCCTACCTCGAAAACACCCACACCGACAACGATCTCTCGGGCTTCTCCCGCCAGCGATACCGGGCAAAGCTCTGGATCGACTCCTGTATTCTCAGGGCCAGCTCCAACACCAATTTCTACGGCTTGCAGGCGATCAATTACGGGGTCGTCTCGCCCAATTCCTACGGTTCGCAGTATGTCGCCCAGCTACTCAGCCAGAACAAGCTGATTGTGGACGTTCCCTTGCGAGACGCGGCCGCTCACTACTCGCTCTATCTGATCACCAACGCCCTCTCCAGCACGCCCACCACAGGCAGCTATCAGGAGATCAGTCAGAAGCACTACAGCCTGGCCAACTCAATCATGCAATCGGCCGTCGCACTCTTCGATGTCAACGGTAAAGGCGAAGCGGGCTACGCCGTCGATCTTCGCATTGCCGACGGAAGGACAACCGCATGATCGAGACAAAAGTTGATCCTGTAAAGCAGGAAGAGCAGCCTCAGCCGGAAAGTGCCGCCGCCCGCTCGGCCATGAACGAAGGCCGGATCGATGCAAACGCCTTCGAGATCATTAACCGCCTGCACCGGCTCTCGAACATACAGTTTTTCATGCCGATGCTCAAATACCGGCTCGCAGCAACAGTCATGATTTGCAACAAGCTCGGCATTCTTGGCGGTCAGGCGGGCTCTGAAAACCCATCGCCCATACTTGAGAAGACCAACGAAAAGAGATACCGCAAGAGCGAAGACCCCAAAGGGGCACCGACCGTCAATCTTTCCTACGATCTGGCAGCACTCCAGACGGAAGCTCAGGTAACACAGGCACCGCCGCAATATGGCGACAGCGTGCTTTTCACCGGCTTCAAGAACTATAGTTACGACGACGCCCCAATTACCAACTCTCGCAGCTACTACAAAAACCTGACAGGCCCGCCCACTGCCCCGCGATACGAGAACTCGCACGTCATCACAAACTACGTTGTTTACGGGTCAGACGAATCCAACGGATTCTCGCTTGAATGTGGCTGGGAAGGCATCAGAAGCGAAAAGAACCCGGATTTCTTTGAGGAAGACCTGATCGCACCCGAAAACCTTCGCAACCTGCGAGGGGCAACGCAGTACGACGTGGATCAGATCGACCGGCAGGTTCTGGCCTGGGGAAACCACATGGCGACAGGGAAATACGATGTTTAGTGCCAATATCCCTGAAGGCATCCGCTCCAAGCTCATGCGGGCCTATATCCGCCACCTTCAGAGCAATCCTGTACTCTCCGGCCTCATCAAAACGTGGGACGACATGCCCGGTACCGCCGAGGATCATCGTGTCATCCCGCTCGAACGCTGCCCGGCCATCCGCTTTACCTACAGTGCCCCCGGCCCATTTCCCCAGACATTCACCAGCCAGAAGGCGGATTTTGTCATCAACATGGAGGTGATTCTGCCCGGCACCAATCAGTATGCCATGATCGATACCTGGGAAGTGATCGAGGCGGCGACAGACCAGTTCTTCACGCTGGACAAAAAGTTTCGCGAAGTCGTCGCCAACGACCCGCGATATGTTTTCGGCACGGCTTTTCTCTCCAATACGGCAATTAACCACAACAAATACCGTAATCCGCCGTGTCTCAGCGGAACCGGGGCACTCACCATCGTCGGAAATATCAGGAGATAAGACATGGCACGCTACTGGGCACACATCCTCAAGGAATATAACGCGGCCGGCACTGCTTCCGAGTTTCGCGGCACCAATGTCAAGCAGGCATCAACCAGCTACGGCTACGCTTCCGGCGGCACCAAGGGGACAGACTACATCATCCCCGACATCGAAGATCAGTCACTTGTCATTACGGACACAAACAACTTTGTGCCGGTCGTTAGCTACGCCTCCAAGGGCGGCGTTCGCCACGGTGTCGTGACCGGCTATTCCGTCAACGGCTCATTCGGCACAAAGCTCTATCGCGAACAGGCCGATTTCCTGCTGGATGCGGCACTCGCCAAGGAGTCGGCCACCAACCCGCTCGGCGATATTCCCAGCTTTCAGGTTGATCGCTGCTTCTGGGACTCCGACCCGATTGCTCCCCGGCTTCGTGCAGACAGTTACAAGGGCGTCAAGTTCGGTGCATTCGGCCTTTCGGTCGGCGCCCAGAGCCCAATCGTCCAGTGTCAGTTTCAGCTTGTCGGCTCAACCTGCACACCGATTACCGTAACCAGCGGCGTTCCGGCCAAGGGCAAAGAGCCTGCCTGCACGGAATACCCTATGAATCTCTTCACGTTCAAGCATACATCGGTGTATATCGACTTCGACGGTACACCACTCTACACCACGACCGGCGGCACAAAGAGCTGGGCTACGCCAGACCGAGGCAAACTCGTGACGGTTCGCTCGGTCGCCCTGAGTTTCGTCAACCAGCTTGCAACTTCCAGCCACTCCGACGGGGTGCTGGATCGTATCCAGAAGACCAGCCAGGCTGTTCAAATCTCGCTGGTGGTGGATCTTACTGACCCGGACGGCACCGGCTCGGAAGACTCCGGCTTCGGCTCGCTGATCTACCGCAAGCGGTATCGCGACATGCGAGACGCAGTGACAAACGGCCGAAATGCAATCGCGGTCGTGATCGACGACGGCACCAAAAAGATCAGTTTTGACCTCGGCAGCAATGTTGTTTTCGACGGATTGGCCGACATTACACCAATCCCCGACATCTTTGCGGCCCAGATCAGCGGCACAGTGCTTTACGATCCGGCCAACTGCAACACGTTTGACTGGAATGTCAGCTAACTAAAGGACTGATCGATGCCAGTCCAGACCTACGACTTCATCATCAATAGTCGGCTCGGCCCAACCAGCCTTGCCGACCTCAAAGAATACAACGCTCAGCTCGAACGCATGATCGAACTGCAAAAGCAGGCCGGCATGAACTTCGGGGGCGGCGGAGGCTCTGGTGGAGGAGGCGGAACTGGTGGTGGTGGTTCAGGCGGTGGTGGTGGAGGTGGCGGAGGAGGAATTGGAACCAGCCCCGGCTCGGTCAATTCCGGCAACAACAGCCACAACAGCAACGCAGCCTCAGCCGGTGGGTTGGGTCGTTCCCGCATCTCAGGCATCGATCCGATCGCGTCCGCATTTCAGGCGGCGATGTCGGAACAGAATCTTGATGGCTCGGACAATCGCCTGTCTCAAGAGCAAATGCGGCAGAAGCGGCTTGCAGACTGGCAGCGGGTCGTCGGTATCCAGTCGCTCGGCTACGGCCTCGAAGACTTGTACTACTCCGGCTTTCGCGGTGTGTTAAACAATCTGCCGTTTATGGCTCAGGGGCTCGGCTCGACGCTCGGCATGTCGCCTGTGATGGCCCAAAATCTTGCGGGCTATACCGCTCTCGGAGCAACCACAGCCCTTGTTGCCTACGAAAACCGCGAACCGATCGCCAAGTATCTTGGCTACGACCTGGGCAGTCGAGAAAACAGCCTCTTTGGCATCGCTGATCGATCCCGTGCAGAGAAGCTGCAACAACAGGCATCCGACGCTTCTTATTACATCAACAAATACGGGCAGGAATCAGCCCTCGGCCGCCAGTACATGGCTGAAAGTGCAAGAGCACTGGCCGGTTCCCAGCGGGCAGCGGGCGCCGATGTGTCAAATGCCGAGCTTGCAAGCATGATCAACGCCATGTCACCTCAAGAAATGGCCAAGGGGCGAAACGTCGCCGGGCTCGATCTGGGCGGCGACTTTACCGGCCAGTTGATCCGAAATGCCGCCAAGTCGTCGGAAGAAGAAATTCAGGCAGAAGCCAAGCGGCTATTTAATGCAAATAACTACCGCATCCCCGGATTTCCTGGCACAAGCTCCGCAATAAACTACCTTTTCAGCGGCACAGGAAAAGGCAGTCCGCAAGTCAGCGACTTTATGCAGCAGGCAGAGCTCAATCTGGGGCCGGGCGATCTTGGCAAGTATGCCACCCTGATCCAGAAGACACTCTCGGGCGATGCGGATGCCAGAAGGGCTCTTGAAACGGCCGGCGACAAGATACCCCAAAGCCTTCGGGACGAAGCAAGATCAGCAGTCAGCATCTCGTCGAATATGAGCGTTTTCGACGCCAATCGCATCCAGTCACTTCGGGCTTCCGCCGCCAATCCTTTTGCCGACATCAAAGCCATCAACGACCAGGCTCGCAACATCCTTTCCGGCTACACTCAAGGCGGCGAGGGGCTGGATGATATCATGGGATCGTTCGGCAAATCGCTGGAGCAGGCTCAAAAGCAGGCACAGGCACCTTGGCAGCAGTCGTTTGCAGCCAATCGTGGCCGGTATGTCGGCAACATTGCAGCCTCTTTCGGCGGCATTCAGGCCAACGCGGCTCGTAGCAACGGCCGCACCTTGCAGCGAAACAACTTGCGGGCAATGATCGTTGAAGATCTGCTTGCCAGCGGAGTTCCGGCTGCAAAAGCCAGAGAACTGGCCGGAGAGCTTTACACAGAAGGTTATGGTCAATACCGTATGTTGCAGGATGCCGCTGCAGGTATGGCAAATGGCATGTCGCCGGCCGAGAACTTCATGATGATGCTCAACGAAGAGCAAAACATGGCCTTCAGCCAGTTTCAGCAGAATCGCATGATGATCATGATGCAGCAGTCCACACTCAGGCGCAATGCCATGGTTCGCACCCGGCCCGGCTTTCGTGGGAGTCGCTAAGTTATGGCTTATCCCAAACCGCTCATTTATTTCAGGCAGCAGACAGCCAATCTGCCCGCTAATCTTACGCCTGCTAATCTTGATCCCGGCCTGCTTGGCGTTCAGATCAGCTCTGTATCAACCTTCCAGCTCTCCGGCACTCCGTCGGCCCAGTTCGCGCTGCTTGGCAAGGGGCCACAAAAGAGCCCGACCAGCTCTAACGGTACTGTTACAACCGATAATGTCTGGAGCTTGCAAGGGGCGGAAGTTCGCATTTATTTCGACAGCCGAACGAACCAGTCTGCCAGTTTCAGTTCCGCGGGCGAGGCCAATATCCCGCTCGTTTTCTGCGGCAATGTGCATGAATGCCGACCGACCGAGAACTCGGGTACGCCGTGGTATGCCTACACGTTCGAAGCTCGCGGCCTGATCGCTCGGGCAGAACGTGTGCCGGTTGTCAGTCCGATCGACAACTCCGATAACGTCCGATTCAACATCAATGCCCTGCTTGACGACTATCAGCCGACCACCGGCGGCAAGTCGGTCGGCGATGCAATCCGCATGATTCTCACCAGTTATTCGGTTGCCTACCGGCTCAATCAGC